AAGCACAATCCTTCTTTGTTTCACGCGGTTCTGCGTCTGCTTGAGAAATAGGTTCTAAACTTTCTACATCCTGCTGAGTTGTAGGTTCTGGCGGTGTAGTTCCAAATATTGAAGTCGTAGGCGTTGGTTCAGTTCCTACTGGTGAAGTTGTAGGTGTTGGTTCAGGTGTTGGTTCAGTAGTTGTAGGCGTTGGTTCAGGAGTTGTAGGTGTTGGTTCAGGAGTTGTCGGTGTTGGTTCAGTTCCTAATGGTGAAGTCGTAGGTGTTGGTTCAGGTGCTGTAGTTCCAAATATCGATGACATTAGTGATGGTTCGGTTCCTACTGGTGAACTCGTAGGTGTTGGTTCAGGTGCTGTAGTTCCAAATATCGATGACATTACTGATGGTTTTTCAGATACCGGTTTAGTATATGAAGTCTCTTGAGTAGGTGCTTGGAATGTAGGTGCTTCAGTAGTAGGTGCTTGGAATGTAGGGGCATTATAAGTAGGTGCTTGGAATGTTGGGGCATTATAACTAGGTGCTTGGTATGTAGGGGCATTATAACTGGGTGCTTGGAATGTTGGGGCATTGTAGGTTGGCGCTTCGGTGATTGGTGCGGTATAGTTAGGTCCTTCGGTGATTGGAGCATTAAAACTGCTAGAGGTTTCTTCTACAGGCAGTGTTGAATCACTTATCGTAGTGTCAGATTCAACGATAGAGACTGCTATATATGTACCTATACTGGCAAATAGCAATGGAAGTCCATATGTAAGCAAAGACATCTTTACGCTTTTGCTAGATTTATAATTTCCATAATTTTGATAATGTCTCATCTCGTTCAACAGAGTATTTCACGCATTGAGAATAATCTTCTTTGGGTGAAATCTGTTCGGGATTCTATATTTGCTTGGTGGTTCAACATAATCCTGCTTTTGCTTGTAGTAGGGTCCTTTGGTTATTTCCTGTATGCGAGTTATGGAACCGCTCCTTCGGAAGAATTGCAGAAGATTCCATTTGAACCAAGGACGTGGAATAATGCCGTGAGAAATGTTCCCATATCAAATTATGGACAAACTCCTCAAGTTGAAACTGGAGTTGGCGTATCGGGATTTAAGCACAGAACAGGCGCGTCAGATTTTTAATGAGGTCAAAGGAAGTTCTTCTGAAGTTTCTGAAACACCATTGGTAATACCGCCCCCTGCTGTGAAGAAACGCAAACGAATTCCTGCTAAGAAATAATGCCTTCTGCTTCTTCATATACCAATAAAGTCCGAGCGGATAGTGAAGGGCGAAATACAAAAGTAGAATACAAAGGTGCTACGTTGAATCAAAACTACCTTGGTCCTTTAATGTGTACAAATTATACACAGAACGGGCAATTTCAACCTCCTTGGTGGGTAAAGACAGAATATAAGCAAATATGTGGTTGTAATAAATGATACAAGTATTTTGGTTATTTGTTGGTGTATTAACAGGTCTTCTTGTCGTTTCTGTCTTTGTTCCACCCAATCATAAAGAAAATGAACTTCCGACACCGGGGGATGATAGTGTATTTCACACAAAGTCCGGATGTGTCAAGTTCATAGCAGAGGAAGTTGACTGTGGCGACGACGCGAAATCTCTCGCTTCTAAGAAGTAATGAAGTTGTTGCCAACAAAGTGGTTTGGGTCTCCCCAAATCTTAAAAGTAATACATAATCCAACCAGTTCCTGCTTTTTCTCGTTTCTGATTGGATTGGGATTGATTGTTTTGATGCTACATCGCCCTACGCAAACCCAAAAGAACCTGTCGTTGTCCGTAGATGAAGTAGAATCCAAGGTTGTTCGGAATGGGAACAAATGCTACAAATATCGTGCGGAAGATACGAAATGCGAAAAGGTGTCTTCTAAATAATAAATGGCAGACGGAGCAACCGATTTGAGTGAATTACTTGGTGGCGGAGGCAGTCCAGTTCAGAACCCTTCTCTTCCCCAGTCTACTACCTTTGCTCCTATCGTTACAGGCGGTGTAGACCCATTCATCGCCCTATCGCCCAGTAGTGCTAACCAAAGTGTAAAAACCGTTCAACAGCACCAGACATTTGCCTATGTAAAGCATGTGCTTCGCGGATTGATGACCTATTTTGCCTTTTTCCTCGCTGCTATGGTGATTTCACTCCCCGTTCCTCGCAACCTATTCCTCCAATACATTCCCAATATGTATACTTCAGGAGGAGTAGTGTCCTATATGGGCGCAGCAGTTCTTGGTCTCATTGCTGTTGCGATTAGTTATGTGCTTTCTACCTTCTTCAGTGTTATGATTTAAAAAATATTTATAGTATATTCTACTATGAGAGCAATTCGTTTTAATAGTGGTGTATTAAATTATACAATGGATTTAATTGGATTTCGCAGGAAATCAAAGGGGTGGGAAACCGACCCGCCAGCCTATATCCATTCTCGTATCTTATTTGGACACGGATTCGCATTAACACCTGAATTCGCAAATCAACATAAAATCACACATGTTATCAATTGCGCATTTGACATTAATAGTCCGCCTTGGTTTCGTGAAAAGTATCCTACAAAATACAAATGTTTGAATGCGATTGATTCATTGGATGCGAACATAATAACTTGGTATCCTGAATTTGAAAAAACACTACACGCATTTTTACGAGAAGAAGGGTCTAAAAATGTATATATTCATTGCCAATGTGGGATTAATAGAAGTGGATTTCTTTCGTTGGCATTTATGTGTAAGAGATTAGGAATTGACTTCAAGACTGGTATTCGGACAATATTAACCCAGCGTCCTTCTGCGTTGACAAATACGACATATAAGGAACAGGTATATAGGTTTTCAGAACAAAAATGAGAAATCATAAAATGGATAATGTGTTCCGAACCAAGAAATACAAGGATACAAAACCAAAGCAACAAGATTTTGGAGGAACCTTGGATTCCATTCACACACATATCATCAATAATCTGCGTTCTACAAACATAGACGAACTACAGAAACGAAGTGAGGAAATTGAGGAACAACTTTCAAATTTAGAATTTGCGACTGAATTAAATGATTTGATAAAACTTACAAAGTTGAAGGAGGAAAATGACGGACTGACGAAGACGATTGAAGAGGCGAATGCTATGGAGAACTATTATTTGAAACACGCAGACATTATGTTGAAGTATTATGGAACGCAGGAGAAGACACATATCGCATCCAATCCTACAGACCAGAATACATTTATGCGATATTTGGTTCCAACTTCTATGGATACTGCTGTTTCAAAGAAGGATTTGTTTGAGGAATATACTGCTCGTATGAGGATACAGACGAGCAATACAGAACAGGTAGTTCCTCCAGAGCATTGTGAAAGGTGTAATATAGCAAGAGAGGAATTGAGTGCGGAAGGTGTGCTTGTATGCCCTTCTTGTGGTTCCGAAGAATATATGATGGTCGTATCTGATTTCCCGAGTTTCCGAGATCCACCCAAAGAGCGAAATAATTATGCGTATAAGAAGATTAATCACCTGAATGAGATTTTGAATCAGTTTCAAGCAAAGGAATCTACGATTATACCCGATGATGTGATGAATGAGGTTGTATGTGAGATTAAGAAGCGGCGAATTCAGAATATCGCGGATTTGACGGAGAAGGATATGCGAGAGATTTTGAAGAAATTGAATCGGTCAAAATATTATGAACATTCTGCCCATATCTTATCAAGACTTAACGGAAACCCACCTCCAACGATTACACCTGAGATTGAAGAGAAGATTCGGGCAATGTTTCAGGAAATTCAGGCACCATTCCTTCTATATTGTCCCGATGACCGCACAAATTTCCTATCGTATTCTTACATTCTCTATAAATTCTTTGAACTACTTGAATTGGATGACTACAAGGCATACTTCTCACTCCTTAAATCGCGCGATCGTTTGATCGAACACGATATAATATGGAAGAAGATTTGCGAGTATTTGAAGTGGGAGTTTATCGGATCTGTTTAATGCAGACCGGTGAGTCGGGCAACTGCCTTGTGCGTGAGTGCGAGGACAACCGCGAACACAACGGCGTGCGTTGCTGCCTTCACGAGCAGAGAAGAACCCGGAGGCAAAGATACAAGGACACCAGGGGTCAGAACAAAGAACAGAACAGCTGCGTATACAGATACTCCCCACATTTCTTTTATATTTTTATCATAAGATAAAAAATTATGATGATAAGAATTGTTTAAAGTAAATATATTGCGATATGAAATGTTATAAAAACTATCTCAATTAAATAAATATGTCCTCATGTTCTTCAATGAACGTAACCTTCCAGGTGAGAAGGTTACCTGCTAATCAATGGAATAATGGATCCCCGAATGGACCAGGAATTGTTCTTGCATATGGAGAACCGGGGTTTGATACTACAAACAATATTATGAAAATAGGTAATGGTTCAGACTATTGGTGGAATTTACCTGCAATCGCTGGATTACAGGGTGTTCCTGGCAATGCAACAAATACAGGTGCTACAGGAAATACTGGACCGATAGGAACTGGACCTACAGGGAATACTGGACCCACAGGAAATACTGGACCTACAGGAGCAGTAGGAACTGGACCCACAGGAAATACTGGTCCTACTGGACGAACAGGACCTACAGGACCTATGGGAACAGGACCCACAGGAAATACTGGACCAACCGGACCTACAGG